TTTAATCAAAACCAAGAATCAAAAACAACTGTTGATGATATTCCTTTGAATGATGCTCCTAGCCATTATGAGTACCTTTCTAACGAGTGTTTCAGAAAATTGATAGTTGGGCATAGAGTAACCTCTCCAATGCTGTTAGGCGTAAGAGATGGGAATGATGGTTTAGGAAATAATGCTGATGAAATCGAAACTGCAACTTTATTATTTGATAATGTAGTAATAAAATGCTATCAAGATGAGATAATTGATTGCATGGATGAAATATTAGCAATTAACGATATTGCATTAGAATTATATTTTAAAACTTTAAAACCTTTATCATTTAATGATTTAGATCAATTAGAAGGAGTTGATGATGATGTAGTTGAAGAAGAAACAGGAGTTGAATTAGCTCAACAACCAGAGCTTACGCAAGAACAAGGAGAAATTTTATTAGAGCATCTCAAAGGCGAAGTAATGAGCGAGGAATGGGAAGAAGTTGATTCTAGAGAATATTGCGAAGAAAATGTATCTAATGAGGAATGGGCTTCTGCTTCAATAGTAGAAAAGAAATCAATGTTTACTAAACTTAAAGATGAAATATTTGCTGATCCTAATGGGTTTTCTTATTTAGATTCTAAAAATTATAAAATTAGATATAAGTATTTCAAGAAATCTCAAAAGCCAAACATAATAGGAAATAAGTCTAGAACTTTTTGCGAAAACATGATGAAGCTATCAGACAAAAATGTAGTATATAGATTAGAAGATATTGATAGAGCTAGTAGAGATGGCGTAAACAAACAACTAGGGCATGATGGCAAGCCTTATGATCTCTTTAAATTTAAGGGCGGAGTTTACTGTCGCCACGCTTGGAAACAGGTCTTATATCGTTTAAGAACAAATACAGAGCCTAGCAAAGAGTTAAAAGATTATATAAAAACAGGAACAATACCTAAAACATATCAAAAGAATCCGTGGGGAACTAGAGAGAGCCAAATCGCTCCGATAGATATGCCAAATGAAGGGCATTATCCAGGCGTAAAATAGGAAAAGAATGGCAACAGCATTATTTGTAACAACTAAAGATCTTAAAAGATACTCTGTTCTTTCAGGAAATATTGACCCTGATAAATTTGTTTACATGATAGAAATATCAATGGACACAGAGGTGCAGATATATTTAGGAACTAAACTTTATGAAAAGCTACAAGCGTTGATAATATCAGGAATTAATGATCCAGGAAATGCAGCTTATAAAACGCTTTTAGAAACGTATGTAAAGCCTATGACTATTTATTGGGCTTTAGTTTATTACATGCCTTTTGCTGCTTATACAGTAGCTAATGGAGGAGTGTATAAACACACAAGCGAATCTAGTGAAAGCGTAAGCAAAGATGAAGTTGATTATTTGACAAATAAATATAGGGATATAGCTCAATTTTATACTAATAATTTTACAAATTTTATGGTATATAATCAAGATACGTATCCAGAGTATAATGCAAACACAGAGGATGATTTTTATCCTGATCAAAGTGGAGCTGATTTTGGAGGATGGGCGTTATAAGATATAAACAAAAAAAAGAAAATATTGTAAAACTAAAAAGGTATTTAGAATATGTGGACAGAAAACAATACGTGGAACGTAGTTATAAACTACAAAATAAAAAGAAATAAATAAATGTGGGGAAGCATATATATAAAGCCGACTGGTATAACTTGGTGGGGAGATGGAGTTTGTGATAATACTGTCAATTGGGGATTGGTTTATAAGCCATATGTAGATTGTACACCTACTACATTCTTTGAGATAATAGCAGAGAATGGAGATTACCTTCTTACAGAAGCGAATAACGAATTTATAATAACAGAATTTCAATAATATAAAATAAAATAAAATGGCAAATAAAAAATTTAGCGAATTTGTACTAAAAACTAGCACTAGTGATGTATCTCACATTGTAGGGTATAATGGAGCAGAGAATGTTCAAATAACACCAGCAAACTTTGTAACTGGTGGAGGTGCAGGAGTTTTCCTTCCTTTAGCAGGTGGAACAATGACAGGAGACACTACTCACAATGATAATGTAAAATCTGTTTATGGCACTTTAGGAGATGGTCTTGAAATATTTCACAATAGTGCCAATTCTTTTATAAAAGATACAGGAACAGGTGGTTTAAGAATACAAGGTAGAGATACAATAATTTTAGAAGACACTTCTTTAGAAGCGTATATTTATATGGAGCGTAATGATAAGGTAGAACTTTATTATGATGGTTCTGCTAAACTAGCAACTACAAGCACAGGTATATCCGTAACAGGAAATGCTACAGTAGGAACAGGCGTTATAAATGAGAGCATTGGTGGAGATATTGCAATAACTCAAGGTGCTGTTGGTATAAGAATTAACGATTCTGCTTCTGCAATAACTCCAACTACTGCAACTTCTAATAATGATGATGTTGTTGATTTAGGAACTTCTAATATAAGATTTAAAGATTTACATTTAGCTGGTAGTGGAAATTTTGGGGGTAATATAGAAATTGATAGTACTTTACCTACAATAATTATGACAGATACTGATAGTGGTGGTTTTGCTAGAATAAGAGCTAGTAATGGTGGTTTATTATTAGAATCAGATGAAAATAATACACAAGCAGATTCTACTACTAGATTTGAAATAGATGGCTCTGAAAAAATGAGGCTCGATGCTTCAGGTAATTTGGGACTGGGTACTTCGAGTCCAGCAGATAAGTTATCAATTTCTAGTAGTACAAATCAAATAGGACTAGATACAGGCGATATTGCTGCTGATGGAACTTTAGACATAGGTCTGTTTAGTAATGGTGCATTTATTGGAACTCAATCAGGAACTAATACAGCTGCTGACATTTTACGTTTTGGTACAAGTGGCACAGAAAGAATACGTATTGATAGTGCTGGAAATGTGGGTGTGGGTAATTCGAATCCTTCTCAAGTTTTTGTCGTTAAAGATGGTATAGTAGTAACTGGAGCAACTAGTGAAGCTGCATCTACAACTGGAGATTATATTTTAGCTGTTGGTAAAAACGCAGGAGATAAATCTTTACATACACAAGGAGATATTTTATGTGATGGTGGTATATTTTTAGGTGGTACTGTAGCTGCTAATAAATTAGATAACTATGAAGAAGGAACTTGGACTCCTGAAATTAGTGCACAAAATGCTCCAAGTGGTGTAACTTACAACTTTCGAAGTGGTAGTTATACAAGAATTGGAAATAAAGTTTGGGTTAGAATGGGTGTAAATATTGCTAATGTTGGAACTGGTGGTTCTGGTGTTATATTATTAACTGGATTACCATTTACTAGTAAAAATGAAGGGTCATATACTGAACCTACCGCAATGGCAATTGGTGGAAGATGGGTAACTGCTGTAAACGCAGGTAATGTTTATGCTTTTGTTCAAAATTCTTCACAACAATTCCAATTTAGAACAATGGCAGGAAATGCTGATAATGCTTTAAATTATAGTGAATTAATAGGTGGTGCATCAAATGTTGGAACTTGGTTTACAATGCAATGTTTTTACCAGATAGCATAAATCTTAATAATTAAAAATAAATAAATAACAAATAAATAAAAATTAAAATTATGGCACAATCTTATAAATGGAATTGTAAAACAGTAGATGTACACCCTTTAGAAGGTGGTAACAGCGATGTAGTATATAACGTACATTGGTCTATATTAGCAACTTCTGACCAAAAAAAACCACAACAACAAGCTCTACCTAGTGATGATGCAGAACCAGTAGATGAATATTACTCTGCTAGTGTATATGGAACTCAAGTAGTACCAGCACCAGAAGGCTCTTTTATTCCTTTTGCTGATTTAACTGAAGCTGATGTAGAAGCTTGGACTAAAGAAGCAATGGGAGAAGAAGAAGTAGCTTCATTATATGCTGGTTTAGATGCACAAATAGAACAGGAGATAAACCCTTCTTCTGTGCAAATGCAAGTTGGAGGAGCAGAGTAATATAAATATTTTTTTGTATATTTAATACAAATTTAAAAAAACTATATTATGAAAATTACAGAAGAACAAATTCAAAAGGTTAATCAAGTTATTAATTCTCTACCTATTGCTTATTTACCACAAGCACAGGAGATTGTTAAAATCTTAAATGAGTCAATACCTAAAGATGAAGAAAGTAACAAAGAAAAAAAGTAAAAAGAAATCTGTTAGAGTAGGGAAATATGTTTTTCCTACTCAAGCATTAGCTGAAAAGTTTATTGATAAACAATCTAGTTCAGATAATTTATTTGCTAGACTAGGTTTAAGAGATTCTGGTTATTTAGTAGATGCTCTTTGGTATGATGAATCTGAAGATTGGTTAGAATTTGAAGTAAGCGTAAAAGGGGAAGGATGCCACCAATTCAAAGGATTCAAGTATGCCGATTCCTAATCCTAAACCATCAGAAAAGCAAAGCGATTTTATGATTCGTTGCGTGCCTATGCTTACGCCTTATCATTCAAAAGACCAAGCTATAGCTATTTGTTATGATGCTTTTAATAAAGTAGAATTAGAAAGCTATAACGACTATCCTGAAGGTGCAGTTAATAATGCAAAGAGAGCTGTAGAGTGGAAAGAAAAGAATGGAAGCGATTGTGGAACTAGAATAGGTTGGGCAAGAGCTGGTCAATTAGCTAGGAGAGAAAAAATTAGTAGAGATACTATTTCAAGAATGGCTTCTTTTAAAAGACATCAACAACATAAAGACGTTCCTTATTCTGAAGGATGTGGAGGATTAATGTGGGATGCTTGGGGTGGAAGTGCTGG